AGATTGGATCGACGGCGGGCGATTGGATCTTCTGTTAGACGCGATTCCGACAACAGCAATGCGGGGCACCGATTCTGCGGCAACGGCAACAAGTCTGGCCGCAGTGTCCACAACCATTGGGGCCGCAGGGGCTGGACTAACTGAGGCTGGCGGGACAGGTGACCATCTCACTGCCATGCCCTGGAATGCAGCGTGGGACGCTGAGGTTGAAAGCGAGGTTAATGACGCCATCGACACAGCTATCAGCGAACTGGGTGTAGGAGCCCCAACGGCCACGCCAACGATTAGAACCGCTCTCATGTTGCTGTACATGAGCTTGCGAAACAAAACCGTCACCCAGACTGCAGCGACCGACGCATTGCAGATTTATAACGACGCCGGAACGATCATTGCTAAGAAGCTGTTGACGGACGACGGATCCGATTACACGGCTGCAGAAATGGTGAGCGGTTAAAATGGCAATCGACACAGCCGCAAAACGAGCGTCAGCAATGGGTATGGCCTGCCCGTGGCTCCCACTCGTCCAGCCCGACGCCAGCAAGCCAGAGGCATGGCGTGCTTCAGCGGCGTTCGTGTACGGTGGCAACGTATTGAGTGTCCCGGTCGCATACGGCCAGCTCTGCATTCCTGCGTCACAATTTTATTTTCCCGGTTCACTCGCAGACCAGACCTATTCGCCCGGTGCCACTGAATCACAGATCGGATGTTGCTGATGATCGATACACAAGTCGTCTATGAAGACAGTGCTTTCAGCGTGCTCGCTCGCATCCACGCGAATGGTGCGAACGTGACCCAGTCTGATGTGTCCACGATCACCTACTCAATCTATCCGACCGATTCGACGACCGCTCATACAACATCCACGTCTCTCACTGTGTCAACAATAATCTATGACACGCTGCAAACGGACGGCCGCTGGACGAAAGACATCACCGGTTACAACTGGCGGCATGATGTGGCTGCGACGGTACTGGTGGATCCGACGAAGGACTACCAAATCGAATACAAAGTGACGATGGCCGATGCGAGCGTGTTTCACTGGCTGCCAGATCCGATTTCGCTGATACCAATCAAAAGCTCTTAATCATGACAGGCACGGACAGACCGAACAAAAAAATCGGCGAGCTAAACGGATGGGCGTCCAGCCTGTTCCGGGTCCAGCTCGTAGCGACGCCGATCATGTTCGCCGCTCTGGTATCGTTGGGGACATGGCTCGTCCGTAGTGTCAATGAGCTGTCTCAGGCTCAGGCGATTTCGGTCGAAAAAATTACCCGGCTGGCAGAGGAACGCTATACGTCTGCGGATTCGCGTGCAGATCAACTGCAGCTGCGTGCGGATATCCTCAGCGATGTCGCGCAGCGTTATCCGCCGCAGTATCTCGTGAATCAGGTGGCTCGACTTGAAGACGCCATCGAAAAACTGGAAGCGAAATCGCCGTGACTTGCCGGCAGATTGGACCGACGACAACCCGCCAACCCGCAGAAACGCGGGTTTTTTCATGCGCGACGGAAACTTTCAAAAAACTTTTAGGTTTTTGCATTACGTGTATTGCAAATAACAACGGGTGCCGATACTGTACTTGCATGACGACAACGACAACGACAACAACGACAACAACGGGAGCGGGAACGATGAGCAAGCACGAAACACGAGTCACCGGCACAGACGACAACGGGTTCTATGCTTTGGTTGTCCGCATCGACCGCGATGGCGAAGAGCACGTCTGTCACGGCTTCGCCCGCCATTACAAGACACGCAAAGCTGGCGAACGTGGAGCGGCTCGATACATCACCAAAATGGAAGCCCTGCGAGCAGTCTAAAACACACCCCACCACCTGAACCACCACCAACAACGGGAGCAGGGACGATGGACGCAACGCACACACAGACGGCCAGCGATATTCTGATGATTCAGCATGCCACGATTGAGCGGGCGATTGACCTGTTGCAGGCGAAGCTGGACCGAATGACCGACACCGTCAATCCGGAAAAATCCGACTGGTCAGATATCGTCAGGTTCGCTGACGCAGCAGACGCGGCAAAGTGCGTCATTGAGCGATACGAGGAGTAACGATGGCAAAGAAACAAACATTCAGCCGCGGGGGACCACGCAAGGCTGGGCCGGGCAAGCAGCTCGGCCGTCCGCCGGTGGAAGATCCGAAGGTATCATTCAGCGGACGGTGCAGTCCGGAGGTGCGGGCGTATTTCGACACCCGTGATAACATCAGCAGGACGGTCGAGCAGGCGATCCGGAAGTCGGGCGAATTCCGGGCATGGGCGAAGCAGCGGAGGTGATGCAATGGCGACATTCCTGTTCGGGTGGTGGTTCGGGTTCCTGGTCGGCATAGGCTGCGGGTCAGTGGCAATTGTCTTTGCCGGTGCTCGGGCGAGTGCCGTAAAGCGTGAGGCGGCAGAACTGGTCGACCGGATGTTTCAGCGGGTGCAGTATTCAGAGGCGGATTCGGCGTACTGGCGAGACCAGTGCGATGAGGTGATGGAAGAGCTTGAACTACTCAAGGAGGATTGAGATGCTGGTATTGAGCAGGCGGCCACAACAGGGCGTGAGCATTGGCCGCGACGTGAAAGTGACGGTGATTGAGGTGTGCGGCGACAAGGTGCGGCTGGGATTCGAGGCACCGGACGAGGTAAAGATTCTGCGGACTGAGTTGGAGAGCGATGGCAATCAGCAGCAGCAGCAGCAGCAGCAGGAGCGGAAGGAATGAAGAACAAAATGCGGCGATCGCGGGCCACCGGTGGAGTTGCCCGGGGCGGACAACCAAAGCCGGAATCGATGCTGATGTCGGACTGCGCGAAAGAAAAGCAGACATTCGCGATGTGCCAGCGGATTCGGTCGATGTGGTTTGACCGGCACATAGACCTCCGCCGGATATCGATCATGTGCGGCCGGTCGGAGGATTACGTGCGAGCAGTGATACACGGGAAGCATAGAGCCGCAGATTATCTGGCAGCTACGGACGGAAACGAAAGCGATCCAACAGGATGAGCAATGACGGCGGGGATCGGGTTGCCAGTTTATTCACTCAGACAGAAAGTAATCGGAATGGAAATCGAGGAAGTCACGATCACGCCGGCACAGGCTCAGAGAACTCTGCAGTCAGCACGGAAGCGGGGAAAGATGGCGATCCTGTTGGCTGCAGAGGTCACCAGGATCGCCAACTCAGGAATGAGCGTATCTGACTGGATCCGCTGGGCATCAGAGCAGGCCGACGAGGTGACGACGTGAGCGACGAAACGATCAGCGAGTTCATCATGTTTATGTCGGTCGCGATTGTGACGGTCGGCGTGTTCTCGTCGATCATCTGCGGAACGGTTGATCCGTGACCTACGAATGGGGGGAGCATTGGGAATCCTCAGCGATCCAGTACGAGGACCAGCCGAGCGATCTGGAGCGGGCCGATTGGTTCCACCGGGGATATGGTCCGCAGTGGGAATACGAGCCACAGCGGGCAGCGACGGTCGCAGAAGCGGCGAGTATGCAGACGGGATGGGATCGATTGGTTGCGAAGGCGGCAGCCGACATCAATGCCATTGAAAGGGGCACGTACGACGAGCGAGGTATTTCAGAAGACGACGACAATTTACAAACCGAAACGGGAGATCGATGACGATGGGACTGATTGCGAAAGCGAAAACGGGCGGCAACTTCGAACTGATTCCGGAAGATCAGCATCTGGCTCGGTGTGTACTCGTGGCCGACATCGGCACGCACGAGAGCACGTACGGCGCGAAGCACCAGTGCCTGATTGGATGGGAGTTTCCCGATGTGCTGCAGGTGTACGACGCAGACAAGGGCGAAGAACCGTCGATGCTGTCGGCGTTCTACACACTCAGCCTCAGCGAGAAGGCCAACCTGCGGCACATGCTGGAATCGTGGCGGGGGCGAGCGTTCACTGCGGATGAACTGGAAGGATTCGATTTATTCTGCCTCTGCGGTATCGGTTGTCTCGTGCAGGTGGTGCACGCGGCGAAAGCAAACGGTGACATGCGGGCGAAGATTCAGAGCGTGACCAAGTTACACAAATCGATGACGGTGCCGGCTCAGGTCTGCCCGTCGCGAACGTTCGATTTGGCCGAGTCAACGGCTGAGGACTTCGAGTCGCTGCCGGAATGGATCAGGGAGAAGGTCAAGGAATCAGCCGAGTGGACGGAGTTCATGCGACGGACGATGTCGGGCCAGATGCAGGTGGCCGCGGAGTATCAGGAGGATCTCAGCGGCGGCAAGGATGAATCGGATTCGGTTCCGTTCTGATGGCAATCATCATAGAGCTGCCGCCGGTCAACGCGAGGTTGCACGCGCACAATAAAGGCGGATGGCGGAGCAAGGCCGGCCCGACGAAGGCGCTTCGCAACCTCGCGGCAGGGCTGACGGCAGTGCAGATGATGGAACAACGGATCAGGCGAGGCGATTGGACAACGGCAGTGGTGGACTATGCCTTCATTGTGCCCGACCGCAGGCGGCGGGATCTGGTCAATATGATGCAGAGTCAGAAGGCTGCCATTGATGGCGTTGTATCAGCCGGGCTGATTCCCGACGACGACTGGCAGCATCTGACGGTCGGGACCATCATCGTGAGGGTACTGAAGCCTGCGGGAGTGATTTTGACATTCACACGGGAGACATGATCGGCAGCGGTTCTGATCGTCGCTTGTTGCGGCGACAGTATAGACGGGTGGCTCTTGACGGACACCGCCTGTTGGGCAAGCCGCTGCCGGTCATTTTTATACACATTGTGAGGGAACACGAAGCAATGGATACGTACGAGCAGTTTCTGGAAAACAAACAACGAGCGGATAGTTTGCAGGGATTCGATCCGACGTGGATGCCGGACAGCCTGTTCGACTTCCAGAAAACATTAACCGATTGGGCAATACGGTCTGGCCGGTGTGCCCTGTTTGAAGACTGCGGATTAGGCAAAACAATTCAGCAGCTCGTATGGGCCGAGAATGTGGTGCGGCATACTAACAGTCCCGTGCTATTGGTTACTCCGCTGGCAGTCGGGTCGCAGACGATATCAGAGGCTGAAAAATTCGGCATTGATGCGGAGCGTTCGCGAGACGGGAACATCAGCGGATCACCGCGAATCGTAGTCACGAACTACGAGCAACTAAAGAAGTTCGACAACTCACTGTTCAGTGGAATCGTGTGCGATGAATCATCAGCAATCAAGAACTTCAAGAGCCAGAGAAAGCAAGAGGTCACTGAGTTCTGCCGGTTGCTGAAGTATCGTTTGCTCTGCACTGCTACCGCCGCCCCTAATGATTACCACGAACTCGGCACGTCATCGGATGCACTCGGCTATCTGGGGTATCGCGACATGCTGACGATGTTTTTTAAACAAGATACCCAGAAGGACCATCTGGGATGGGGAAGGGTGAAGTATCGATTTCGTGGACATGCACAGAAGCCGTTCTGGCGATGGGTGTGCTCGTGGGCACGGTCGATACGAAAGCCGTCAGACATCGGCGGGGATGATTCCAGATTCGAACTGCCACCGCTGAATCAGCACGAGCATATCGTGGAAACAAAGAAGGCTCGCGACGGAATGCTGTTCGCGATGGCAGCGACTAACCTGCAGGAGCAGAGAGAAGAGCGGCGGAACAGTATCGGGGAGAGATGCGAACTGGCCGCAGAGATAGCAACATCACATACGGGTGCGAGCGTCTTGTGGTGTGAGCTGAATGACGAGGGCGACCGGTTGGCGAAAGAAGTGCCGGACGCGGTCCAGGTCAAAGGGAGCATGAGCGATGAGAAGAAGGAAGAGATACTGACCGCATTCACGCGAGGTGAAGTGAGACGATTGGTCACGAAGCCGAAAATCGGATGCTGGGGCCTGAACTGGCAGCACTGCAATAAGGTGATCTGTTTTCCGTCTCATTCATTCGAACAGCACTATCAGGCAGTGCGGCGGTGTTGGAGATTCGGGCAGGAGAATCCTGTTGATGTTCACATGATTGTGAACGAAGGCGAACAAGGAGTTCTGAAGAACATTCAACGGAAGACTCGGCAATCAGAGCAGATGTTTAAGTCATTGTGTGAGCATATGTCAGACTCACTCGCATTGTCGCGAGGGGGCACGTTCGATGAAACGGAGGATATTCCATCATGGCTGTGATTATTAAGAAAATGAGTGTAGATCAATGGATCAACATCCCGGATAACCCCAGACAACGAGACACGGTAAGGCATGCGAAGTCAGCAAAACGAACACACCTAGCTACGTTAGAAGATGCTCACGGAGTTGTGTTTGCGGCTATCACAAACGGGGAGGTAACTTACAAACTGGATGGTCATACACGGGCGTACTTGTGGGAGAACGGCGAACTAGACATACCGAGAGGTAAACTACTGGTAGTGTGCTTCAACGCCGACACGGAGGCAGAAGCTAAGCGTCTATATCAGATGTTCGATAACGAGGATGCAAAGGAAGGGGTAACCGACCGTGTAAGCGGAGCGTGTCGGGAAGCGGGACTGGCACTGGCGAGCCCACTGTTGCGTGGATATCGGTTCACTTTAGCGATGCAGTGTGCAAGCGGGTCGCCAAAGCTTCCACGTCGCGAATATGAGTACGTGAGGATATGGGAATCGGAGTTGAAGGAGCTTGACTCATGGGATTTAAGTCGAGGAATTCATACCAGCCTCGTTGCGTTGGCACTTGTTCTGATTGCGAACGGCAAAAAAGAGAAGGCTATGCAGTTTTTTACATCGTTTGACAACGACGAAGGAATAAAGGATTCGAGAGGGAATGACGGCGTTCAGGCGTTGACGATTCATTCAATCGCTCGCAAATCGAAAGATCAGAATACGGGGTGGGACAACATAACGGATTTCTTCGAACGGGCCTACACATGCTTTGCCTATTACGACAGTGGGCGGAGATTAAAAAGCGGACCACGCAGAACAAGTCGCGATACCTTTGCGAAGGCTGTGAAAACATTACGGAAGCGAACACAAGATAAGATCGTTCCCGCCAACAAATAAAGGATAAAGTCATGGCTGTAACAGCACAAACAATCACAGACGACTACGCATTGTACAACGGCGATTCAGCGGAGGTGCTGAAGTCTCTGCCATCCGAGTCGATGCACATGGCAATCTATTCGCCACCATTCGCAACAGAACAGGGGGGATGTCTTTACAATTACAGCAGCAGCGACCGTGACCTGTCGAACGCCCGGACGTACGACGAATTCTTCGAGCACTACGAGTTCATCGTGCGAGAGATTGAACGTCTGCTATTGCCTGGCAGAATATCGGCTGTTCACTGCACGGACATTCCGAAGGCGGGAGCGAACATCTGCGGGTATTCGGACTTCCCTGGCGACATCATCAGGCTGCACAACGAATGCGGATTCGAGATGTTGCCGAGAATCTGTATCTGGAAGGAACCGCTGGCTGTCAGGAATCGCACGATGGCGAAGGCATTGACACATCGCCAGATTGTGGAAGACAGCACACGGACGAACGTGGCTTGCGGCGATTATCTGATTCCATTTCGCAAGCGTGGCGAGAATCCGGTGCCTGTCGTTCATCCGGAGGGATTAATGGACTATGCGGGCGAACGTGAGATGCCTGCGGAGCTAAAAGCGTTGCGAGGATACAAGGGCAACCAGATTAAGAATCGGTACTCACACTGGATATGGCGGCAGTATGCGTCGTGCTTCTGGGATGATATCCGACTGGAGAGAACCCTGCCGTACAAGGAGGGGCGTGACGGAGATGATGAGCGGCACATGCACCCACTACAGCTCGATGTCATCGACCGGTCATGCGTGATGTGGAGCAATCCCGGCGAGAACGTACTGACTCCATTCATGGGCGTTGGATCGGAAGTATTCGGAGCGGTATCGAACGGGCGACGTGGTGTAGGTATCGAGCTGAAGGAATCGTATTACCATCAGGCATGCCGAAACGTTCCGACGGCATTGGAGACTATAAATAACCCAGAGCGGTCTCTATTTGATGAGGTGACGGCGTGATCTACTTAGCAACCCCATACACGCACAACGACCCGGCGGTAATGCTCGAGCGATTCCTGCAGGTCAACAGGACGGCCGCACGGTTGATGGCATCAGGCGTACATCTGATCAGCCCGATATCACACACGCATCCGATCGCACTGGCTGGCGAGTTGCCAACCAGTTGGGATTATTGGGAGGCGTACGACCGGCGTCTGATTGAGATTTGTACGGGGATGTCGGTGGTTTGTCAGGATGGATGGGATTGTTCGGTGGGCGTGACAGCCGAGATCAACATTGCGAGAGAGTTCGGGCTGGTGGTGGAGTTCATCGACCCGTGAGATGTTGACATGAGACGGAAGCACCCGACGCACTGGCGGGTTTTATCCAGTGCACAAACACTTGGATGGCGGTTTTTCTATGTCTCACGAAAGGTAGAACGATGACGAAGACGATGACCAAACGCGAAGCGGTGATTTCAGGAGACGGAACCGTGGGAATCAAATACCAGGAACACTCAGCCACATCGTTCGACGCAGCGATGGACATCGAAAGTGATGCCGACACCTTACGCGGTCGGGTGTTGCGGTGTATCCTTGGATCGAATGACGGGCTGACAGACGAGGAAATGCAATCCACGATGAACCTGAATCCCAGCACGCAGCGTCCGCGCCGGGTTGAGTTGGTGGAACGCGGGCTGGTGCGGGATTCAGGATTGCAGCGAAAGACACGCAGCGGTCGGAATGCGGTTGTCTGGGAAATCAGCGGACCGAAGTCGGCCGGCGAGAAACGCCAGATGTTCATGTTCGACTAACCCTATTAGACGGACGGAGTCAGTAAATGGATCCAATCGTACAGGTGGCAGAAGAGACGGAGCACGCGGCGATATCGGAGGGCCGGGCAATCGTCGAGGGCGAGGAGAAGGCGAACAACTGGCGGCTCGGCGAGCTGGCCAGCCGGTTGAACGAGACCGGGATGACTGACCAGCAGATCGCCGATGGGTGGGATTGCAGCCGGCAGAGGGTGCAGCAGTGCCGGTCGGTGTGGGATCGATTCCGCGTGCTACCAGGTAGCGTTCGTGAGGATTGGTCATGGCGATCGTTCCGTGAGATGCTGACGTGGGATCCCAGCAAGGCTGATCATGCCGTCAAGTGGGGCAGCGATTTCAACGGGGAGTTCCGCGGAGCTAGGTTTCAGTTTGGCCCGCCGCCGGAGCTGCTGGTGGTTAAATCTCCGGAGCCATACCCGCCGATTGTGGGAATTAACCGGGAATCATCCGGGAATTTCCCGGATTCCCCGGATGAAACCCAGCAAAAACACACGCCATTGTATTCAGAACGGGAATCCTCGGAGGAATCCCGGGAGAATTCCCCGGATGAACCCGCACCCACAACGTCCCACAAGCCGCCACAGACATCCACTGAATCTACGGCAGGTACATCGACCACACTGAGACAAGGGACAACAGAGGCAATCCGGGCACTCAGGACGCTATCCGGCCTGGCAACAGCCGCCGACAAGCGGGCGACTGCCAAGAAACTCAGAAAACTGGCC